TCACCTTTAGTAGGTGCGACACAATGGACAATCTTATCGCCCTTCTTGATCCTGTGTCTGACCCACTCTGAACCTGCACGGGTCTTACCCCAGCCACGACCAGCAAGTGCAACCCAAACATTCCATTTACCCTCTGGTTCTAACTGCTCAGGTCTAGCCCAAAATTCCCAGTTATGTTGTAACTCTTCAGTCTTCTTGGGGCCTAGTTCTTCTAATAGTGCAGCTACATCAGAGTCAGGTAAGTCTCTAAGTACTTGAGCTGTTATCATCTGTACGGGTCTTACCTAATAAGGTCATCAGGGAGTCTATAGCTGACTCATCTACATCGGGGTCTTCTACCTGATCTACTTCATTAACTGTAGATGTTGGCGACCAACCTCCCTTACTACGAAGAAAGAGTTCCTGAGACTTGAAGTCACCATCTAATGCTTGTTGTACAACGACAGAACCTACAGCACCTACAATAGAAGCCTTCTCTTCAGCTATATCCTCACCATATAGTTTATAGAAGGTAGCTGTACTTGAAGGTGAGTTCTGATACTTCTGGATACTACTAAGAATATCCTTAACAGATACTCCACTACGAATACCTTCTCTAACCTTCTTGGCTATCACTTCACTATAGGGGATTTTATCGTGGACACTCATAATGTACTACCCATACTTAAGTATAAACTTAAGTTTCTTAATCTATCTAGTATTATAATATGATAAGTTGAGATCTTAAGTATATACTTAAGTATAGCTCCTACTATACTATAGGGATATATTTATCAATAAGTCAACACAAGTATTTAAATTATTTTATAAGTCGTTGATTACCAATGATTCTTTTTTTTTTGTAGTTGACTTAAGTGGGTAGCGCATGTCGTATACTGTTGCATAAATACCACAGTATATACAGGGTCAAAGTAAAATTCTTATGTTGTAGATGTGGGTGGAAACAGACCCCAACCGAATCACCTGCGTATTTTACAGAGGGTCCCAACGAATGTCAACCCCCCAGTATAAAAATGTGATCGAATGTTACAAGACTGAAACAATTTGTGATCTAGGCTTGACAAAAAGAAAAAACTGGCGCTCGGAGGGCGAATCGGCAGCACCCCACTAGACTCTTTAAATGTTTACACTGTCAACATAACCCTAGAATCTCACTAACTGGTCAAGGTACAAACCATTGAGCAACAACAAAAAAGACTCCAGCCTAAGCCAGAGTCCAGTTGGGGAGTCGTTCTGTTAAACTGTATTAAGAAACTAGCTCTTTAGCCTTACGCTTGCTTGTACCATGCGCCACAATGGCAATAGACTTAGCTTTAACACTAGCGCCACCACATAGTTTACACGCTGCACATTGTACACGCTTGCCCATTTCTTCACTTGCTGGACATACAGTTTCCTTGCCCTTGATAACATCTTGTAAGGACGCAATGACTCTGAATGTGCGTTCCCCCCTTGACCATGCCTCTTGTGCTTGTGTCGCATTGTCTGCGCTTGTCATGATATGCTCTGGCATAGGGTTCACTTTCCCGTGTGTGTATGCGGTCCAATAGTCGGCTCTTGATATAAGCGCTTCCCACGTTGAATTTGGTACAGCGCATGGGTCACCATATGTCCCTAGACGGACGCCACGAAAAGAACCGAATGCTACTATCTCTTGCCTAGTAGCAACAGAGTCACCATATGCGCCACGCTGCAACGCTTTCCATTTACCAAGAGGCGCATGTGCTAGAGTCACGTAACAAGTACGATTTGTAGCTTGTCCTTTGGTGTTATTGTTGGGGGTTCCTCTATGTGGGCAATCACCACATATAGACTCGTCTTGACCAGTACGTGAAGCCGTGACTGGATCGACTCCAGAGTCATCCAAGATAAACGTCTGAATCATATCGCCAGTCTTCCCATTGCTAGAGTCGGACTGGGCTAGAGCCACGATAGGCTGGCCGTTTATAAGACTCGGACCACGATATAAGATGATTGTTTTACGTGCCATTATTCAGACTCCTAAGCTGATAAACCATAGGCCAAGAATACAAGGCCAAAGATTGAAATTGAAAACAAGATTCCACCAATAGCAGATTCAAGAATGATGCGATTCCGTTGTGCTATCTTGCGGCGTTGAATGCTAGGGCGGCGGTTATAGGTTCTATAATTTGTCATGATTAAGACTCCGCATGTTTGACTAAACGATTCATATATTGGTTATCGGTATGATCCGATATTATTTCTTCTGGTAAACGATCATATTCTAGAACAATGTGAGCGCCGCCTAGATATTGACCCGTTGTCATATTAATGAATCTGATATGCGACTCGTCTACTCCGAAAACCGCATTCAATAAATCACGCTCTAATTGGCTCGAGTCTTCCACTAGGTTTTCTTCTTCATATGGCTCTATAATATAGATTGCTGTTGTCCAATCTTGTTTTGCTTTGCGGATCATTTTTCTAATAACTGATTTTGCTTGTTTCTCATGTAACATTTTAAGACTCCCGAATCGGTAAAGGTTAAAGACTGGAATCAGTATATCAGACTGGAGAAGCAGCGCAATAGGCCTTCAGAGCCGATATAAAGCCCGCTGAGTGGGGGCAAAAGTTTTGCATAGTCTAACTCATAAAATTCGATTCGGTACACTCAGAGGCGCTAATATCGAGTGTTCACTTTTGTTCCCTAGGGTTGACACGTATTCTGGTTGTAAGAATCACCCTATTTTGTAGATTTTACACTTTAAGGTTGAATCTTGTGAGTCACGTTTAAAACCTTGAGTCAAGCTATTGTTTAATGGTTAAACTATACACTTTTACCGATAGTTAGAATTATTCTATAACCAGTTATGCGCTGAATGCATAGGAGCTATAACTTGACAAGCACAGAAACGAGTCTGGCAGAAACGAATCATGAAGTTTAAAAATACCATATCAAAAGACTCAGGTTTACGTGATTCGATTTTTGCGTTATCAAGTCGAGTCCGATTCGTCCAGCAGAATCTCGTGTCAAGTGAATCTTTGTTGCGAATCGTTGTAAATAAATCACACTATCCGAAATTCCTTGTCAACTATCCTTTTGTGCCATTGACAGCAATTTTGGGTAGCCGAATCATTACACATTCAAAAAATCATATATGTAAATATTCGCATATGTGCATATGTAAACGTATTCAAGAAATCATATATGTTAATATAAGAATGTGTGCATATGACCCCCACCAGTGGAAAATGACCCCCCTCCAGTGGAAATGCGGAGCATTGAAGAAATTAAGAGTCACCCCCTACAGTGGAAATTAGCCCCTCTAGTGGAAATTAGGGGTTGACCCCCACGGTGGAAATTAGTAGGGTGATTCTAAATTAGATAGTAGAGGAGAGTACCAATGGAAAAAGAAGTAAACGTACTAGGTATAATTTCTGAGATACTAAAGGATGCTGATAGGGAGATTGCCTCAGTATTCAAGAAGCATTTCACGGAAGAAGAACTGGACAATAGTGCATATGCTATCATGGCATACAGTCTGGCATGGGATGCAATGCGTGAAGCGGAAGAGTTAAAACAGAGAGCTGTAGGAGAATCATAATGTATAGCTATCAAATAGAAGAAGCCTCAGACGAAAAACTAACACTGTGGATGGCTAATGCAGTCAGGACTGGCAGTGATGCTTTGGGACATACAAAGTCACAACAGAATGAGATCTTTGCTGAGTACTATCGGGAGGAGCTAATTAAGCGTGGGCATGACATACCTGAGATTGATTTCTGGAAGTGTCGTATATCTGGGGATGACAGCTATCGGGACAATCTGATTGATATTGGAACCTTTAATGGCGAAGGGTCATTCTAAACAGTTGACACCACCAGTGAAAATAGTGTAGAGTGATTCTAACGATAGGAGAGACGATATGTTATTTAGAATGAATAGAGAATACTTTTGTGAGTGTTGTGAGTTTTACAAGACCTTCGAGGAAATGCACGGTGACAATGATACTATCTGTGCTGTATGCCAAGAGGGTCAGGAAGAGTGGGAATATCTTAACGCTAGTGAAGAGGAAGATGACTGATGAGTGACCCAAGACATGCAATGATATTTGAATGCTCAGAGAATAAATTCTGGCTCAATATCGTACCAACCACAGAACTTCCAGATGGTACGTTTGGGGATGATAGCCCGTTAGCAGCAAAGACCTTTGGCCCATTCAGGGGTGTTTATGAAGCGAGAAAGTTTGCAGATGATAACTTCCAGA